TACCACCCCATAATGGAAACATAATGGGGGAACTCGGTTAATTGCCGAACCCAATGGTAAAAAAGTATGGGATTAGACAATCCGCAGCCAAGCTCCTAAGTCCGCTATGATAGGATATGGAGAAGGTTCAGAGACTAGACGGTTACGGGTCTTAAATGAAGGTTTAATCAACCGGATAAGGCACAAGGTATAGTCCGTCCCCATAGGAGACTTTGGGGAGTTTGACTGCATATATGCAGTCAACAAAACAATGGAAATGAATATGCATATGCCACAAAGTATTTTGGCAGAAACCGAATTAAAAAATTTAGCGGCAATCCCATACCAAATGATAAGTCCAGCTGGAAACTCGCCTATTATTGGTATTTACCAAGATTCCATGTTGGGGTCTTATCGTTTTACAAGACCAAATATATATTTTAACCCACGCGAAGCAATGAATTTACTTATGATGTCTACTAATGTAAATATGAAGAAGTTATTGGAAAATGGAGATAAAATAAGTAGTTTTGATGTATTATCACAAATATTACCACCAGTAACATTAAAATATAAAACAAAGTTATTTGATGAAGCAGAAGATTATGATACAACAAATAATGTGTTAGAAGTGCGTAATGGTAATTATGTACGTGGTCAAATTGAAAAATCCGTATTAGGTTCCACATCAAGAGGTATTATCCATCGCATATGTAATGATTTTGGAAATATGCGTGCTGCTGATTTCATAGATGATTTACAGAATGTAATCACCGAATATATGAAGTCAAGTTCATTTAGTGTAGGAATTAGTGATTTGATTGCAGACCGTAAGACACAAGATAGTATTATTCACGCAATTTTAACTCAAAAACAAGAAGTGCAGTCAATTATTGAAAAGGTCCATCTTGGTGTTTTTGAAAATAATACATCTACTACAAACATCACTCATTTTGAAAGTAGTATAAATAATGTGTTGAATAAAGCAACTGAACAAGCCGGTAAAATTGGTCGTAAATCATTGAGCAAAAATAACCGGTTTTTGATGATTGTAAATTCTGGGTCAAAGGGTTCATTGATTAATATTTCCCAGATGATTTCATGTTTGGGGCAAACAAATATAGATGGCAAGCGAATTCCTTATGGATTTGACAGCCGTACATTACCCCATTATAGTAAGTTTGATGATTCACCTGGTGCTCGTGGATTTATTGAGAATTCTTATATATCTGGATTAACTGCACCTGAACTATTCTTCCATGCTATGGGTGGTAGAATCGGTTTGATTGATACAGCAGTCAAAACTTCTCAAACTGGTTATATTCAAAGAAGATTAATTAAAGGTTTGGAAGACATTAAAGTTGAATATGATATGACTGTAAGAAATAGTCAAGGTAAGATTATTCAGTTCACTTATGGTGATGATAATTTTGATTCAACCAAGACTGAAAACCAGAATATTCCATTAGTAGGAATGACATTGGAAGATATTTACATGCATTATGATATTATAGGTATTAATGATGAGCGTAATAAATCTTTGGATATATACACAAAGGGTACAATTACCCGTATTAAAAGACAACGTGAACAAACTAAAGTAACATGTAAAGAATATATTAATAAGATGATTGAATACCGTGATGAACTTGTGAAGAATGTGTTTTTACATAAAGACGAAAATGAAATCAAAATGCCAGTTTCTTTTCAAAATACTATTGCGAATATTCAAGGACAACTCAACCTAAATATGAATTCTGTTGTTGATATTACACCACAAGAAGCTTTTGATTTAATTGAAGAGTATTTTAAAAAGTTAAGTAACTTTAAATTCGCAAAGCCCAATAAGTTGTTTGAAATTATGTATTACTTTTACATATCACCCAAAGAACTCTTAAACCGCAAACGATTTCATCGCAGAGCATTAATCTTATTGTTAGAAACAGTCGTATTGAAGTACAAGCAAGCGTTGGTACATCCAGGTGAAATGGTAGGTGTAATTGCTGGTCAATCTATTGGTGAACCTACTACTCAATTAACATTGAATACTTTTCATTTAAGTGGTGTTGCATCCAAGTCCAATGTAACTCGTGGTGTTCCTCGTATTGAAGAAATTTTGCGATTAACTAAAAATCCAAAGAACCCATCTATGACTGTCTTCTTGAAGAGCATTGATGAAGGATTACAAGATAAGGCCGACCATTATGCGAACATGTTGGAGCATACCAAGTTATCTGATGTGGTAAAGGGGGTCCAGATTTGTTTTGACCCAGTGGATACGAATACCAGAATTGAAGAAGATTCACAATTAATGGAACAATATTATGAATTTGAGAATCTAATTGAAGAATGCAAAGAAACACCAGATAATCTAGATGATAAATCAACTACACAAAAATCTCGCTGGGTAATTCGTATCACATTAGACCCACAAGTTTTGTTGGAAAAAAACATTACAATGGATGATATTCATTTTGCTATTAATAATAGTTATGGTAATGAAATATCATGTATATACTCGGACTATAATTCTAATAATTTGGTATTTCGTATTAGATTAAATTGTGATGTTTTAAATAAGACTAAGAAACAACGTGGAGTTGCCAGCTCATTAGACCAATCTGATGAAATTTATTTGTTGAGAAATTTTCAAGAAACATTATTAAAATCTATTGTTCTTCGCGGTTTAACGGATATTAAAAATGTATTGCCTAGAAAGTTGAAAAATATGGTTGTAAATGATGACGGTAAATATGTTCAAAAAGATACTTGGATTTTAGATACAACCGGTTCAAATCTATTGGATATATTAAGTTTGGATTATATTGATTGGCAGAGAACATTCAGTAATGATATCAAAGAGATATTTAATACACTTGGGTTGGAAGCCGCACGACAAGTATTATACAATGAATTGACAGAAGTTATGGAATTTAGCGGTGTTTATATTAATTACCACCATTTGAGTATTCTCTGTGATAGAATGACCACTAATCATAACATGGTTGCTATTTTCCGGTCTGGAATTTTGAATGACAATATTGGACCTATTGCGAAAGCCACATTTGAAGTTCATACTGAAGTATTGTTGGGTGCTTCTAGACATGCAGATTTTGACCACATGCGCGGTGTATCTTCCAGCGTAATGATGGGACAAATAGGCAAATTCGGTACTGGGTCATTTGATTTGGTATTGGACATGGAAAAAATGCAACAGCAAGATGTTCACGATATTTCACGTACTCAACGCAATACACAAGTTGACAACATGCTTGGGAAAATGCAAGATGATGGTGATATTTGTTCTAAAAATAATATTAAAATACAAAATTATATATCTAATATTAAACAAGAAGATATGGGAGGCTGTGATGACGATTATGATATTGGAATCTAAAATAAATTATATTAAATAAAAAATTGAAACATTTTTTTATATTTATATCAAATAATATATAAATATAATAATGATGTATGGTAATGAAACTCTTCTAGATAGACAAACACGCCAACAAAATATACAAGAATTATATTCAAAATTTTTGTCTATAGGGGGATTTGGTGTCATATTTGACAATTTACTCGGTTCTACTATCAAACAAAATGATATCAATGCACTAATAAATCAAGAAGAATCATTGTCTCTATTATATGAAGAAGTATTTTCTAGAACAATTCAACCGGAATTACTAGAACATAAATATCTGGGGAGAAAGAAATTAAATATCACATGCCGGATGCAACGTCATTTATGCAAATATAGATTACCGAAATGTTATGAACGTATCGGTAAACAACAAGATGCTTTTTATCATTTTATCACGAATAACACTATCAATGGTTACATGAATAGACTATACTGGAATGAATGGGAACAAGTTAATATGTGAATTTGTAAAAAATTGAAAAATTATCATATTTATCATATTTAATCATATTCGTTAATAATTTTATATTTAAATGGCAGAAGGAACTGGTTGTATAATCGGATTTTTCGTTTTTGTTGTAGTCATGATGTTTAATGGTATATTTCGTAGTAGTAGTACGAATGTAAGACCGAATTAAGGAATAAAAATATAAAAATATTTATCTATATTATAATAATGTATCTTTTTTTATTGTGTATTTTACCATTATTCAGTGTAGCATTGTACAATAACAATACTGCATATGCCGGTGTATGGTTGAGTGGGGCAGCATATTGTGACATGAACACCTATCCCACTTTTTCTATCTCCGGTCCTGCTACTGGGTTTCAATATTATGAAACTCTCTATGATAAAAAAACCGATTTACAGGGGTATTCAGGCATATTATCTAACACAAAACAGATTTTCGTTGTTTTTAGAGGTTCTTCTTCTTTTCAAAATTGGGTGGATGACGCCGAAGCATTACTTACTCCATATGAAACATTCCCGGATTGCAATTGTAAAGTTCATACTGGTTTTTATAAATCAACACAAAATATTTATCCAAATGTATATTCAACCGTGAATGATATGCTAGATATATACCCGTCTTATGAAGTTATTATAACTGGTCATTCATATGGGGCTGCGGTTGCACAATTAATTAGTATGGAATTACTCGCTGACAATATTACAAGTTATTTATATAATTATGGACAACCACGTGTAGGGAATAAAGATTATGCCTTTTTTGTAAATGCATATTTAGAACAATTCTGGAGGTTTACGCATTATAAAGATATGATTCCTCACGTTCCGCCCATTTCGGGATTACATTATTATCATTCTTGTCTAGAAGTATATCAAGATAATGATAACAATTTTCATATCTGTAGTGAAACCGATGGGGAAGACCCCAGTTGTTCTGCGCAATTTTCATTGTATCAAACCAATACAAACAACCATCACGTTTATTTAAATCATCCATTGGATTGTTCAATCAGTACAAAATAATCTAATTATATATATATATATATGTCAAAGTACGGACCACCATTGTATGTTATAAAACCATTAAACAGTATAAATATTAAAAATAAAATAAATAATATTAAAAATACGTCTATTAAAAATACGTCTATTAAAAATACGTCTATAACAAATAATATAAATAAAGATGATTTGCCGGTTTTTACCATGCAAGATGTTAATGAATTAAATGATTATGTTCAAAGCGAAATTTATGATTTATATTCACAACAAAGTAATCACAATAATAATATTATAACTAAAAACGAAATAAAACACTTAGATTTTTTATTAGATAAACATGAAAAGATTATGGAACTATTAACGAATGCTACTTATTATTACAATAATTTTGATAAAATAAATCAAGACCCATCTGTAAACGTTATCAATAAAAGATTGGATTTGTATTATAGATATATTATACCATATATATCCGTATATAATGTGAATTTAGATGAAATAACAGATATGTTTGCACCATGCTACGGCGGTAAAAAACGTAAAAATAAACATGGTAGAACCAACATCAGTAGGAATAACAAAAGTAGAAACAAAAAACGGAAAACAAAACATAAAAGAAAAACTTATAAGAAATAAGTATATAATGGGATACAAATATGGAATATGGTTGGTTTATGACGAAGATATTTTTGAAACCAAACATGCCGGACATTTCACGATTGCTTGTTTCATGGAACGTTTAGATGCAGTCAAATTGTACGATGAAGTAAAAAGTGTTTGTGGTGATAAAGCAACAATAGATATTAATGGTGACCCTGTTATTTTTTCACCGGGATTTTATGCACATGATGATAATAATTTAGTAGCATGGGGCTACGAGGGTGAAAGTAAATTATGGCAAAAATATGCTGAAATTTGTCAAAAATATAAATGTGATTTTTCTTCAGTACCCCACACTAGTATTGAATATAGCGACATTGAACAGAATCAAATAAATACCAAAAAGACTGACGAAACCACCATTTATTGCAAAATGCATTGTGTAGATATAACCAGCAATAATCCTTGTGAATGGAACATTATTATTTAAAAAATAATGGATATAAAAAAAACACAACACATATATTGTGTAGCAAATATACACACCCCCCGATTTAGCTCAGTTGGTAGAGCATTTGACTGTAGTGGTTAATACAAATATGTATTTTAAGGATATCGAAGGGTCACCTGTTCGAATCAGGTAATCGGGAATTAATAATGATATTATTTAGCCTTTTTAATATTATTATTATATATATATCTAATCTTACGATATGAATTCAATTGTTGGTACATTTTCTATGAATGGTGGTAAACAAAGTGGAGGACTCGCACAACAATTGGAAGCTTTACAACAACATATTGGTGGTGGTGAAGGTGATGCAGCAGATGCCGCAGCAGCAGCAACACTAGTAGAACCAGCAACAGATGAAGAAGCAGCAGATGCCGCAGCAGCAGCAACACTAGTAGAACCAGCAACAGATGAAGAAGCAGCAAAAGCAAAAGCAGCAACAGATGAAGAAGCAGCAGATGCCGCAGCAG